GCCAGCCCTCAAACTTGTGCCGGCCTGTGAAGCCTTGATACCGGCGTTTGCCATCAGGCCAGCCATAGCCGCTGTTTCTTCCATGGAAGCCCCGAATGCGTGGGCGATCGGCGCAGCGTACTTCATTGTTTCGCCCAACATTTCAACGTTCGTGTTTGTGTTGGTGATGACAGTAGCGTAAACGTCGGCCATGTGGGTAGAGTCCTTAGCCGCCAGACCGAACGCTGTCAAGTTATCCGAAACGATATCTGCGGTCCGTGCCAGGTCTGTACCTCCGGCCACGGCCAAACTTAACAGTGCCGGCATTCCTTCGATAATCTGGTTCGTCTTCCATCCGGCCATGCCCAGATAGCTCATTGCTTCGGCCGACTGGGTAGCGGTAAACTGCGTACGTTCGCCCAGCTGACGGGCTGTGTCTGTCAGCATCTTTAATTGGCGGTTGTATTCTTCGCCGTTGACCCCGCCCAGGGAAATGGCGCCGACTTTCGACATTGCTTTCTCAAAATTCGCTGCCACATCAAATGCATCGGCCAATGGTGCGGTCGCAGTTTGAACCGACTGCATCGTAGACAGAAAATCAATTTTTGCGGTATTGTAATTCGCCCGGCTTTCATTCCGTTTACTCATTGCAGTTTGAAAACTTTTGATTTTTTTATTCGCAGTATCAATCTGCCTTCCTAAACGTGCTATGTTGTTCTCATACTGTTTGAGGCTCATTGCGCCAGTAGAGTAAATTAGCGTTTGTTGCCGCTGCGATTCATTTAACTTTCCAATGTAGGTATGCAGGTTTGCCATCGCCTTTTGCGCCCGGCCAATAGAAGTAGTGAAATTCTGGCTCAAGGCACCATTGATGACAAACGCCATTTTCATAACATTAGCCATGATATTCCCCTTGACAAAATAAACTAAATAGTTTACGATAAGAAAAACAGGAGGATTACTAAAATGTTATTAGTTAGCATTATCCTGTTCCCGTTGTTCTGCCTGTACATCTTTATTCGTGCAATGCAGGAAGAACGAAAAGAAAAAGAGGAATGGGAAAAATTCAAAAAAGATGTGGAAAAGGCACATCCATATAAACACATTCCCGGATATCGCCAGTTATAAAAAGGAACCCTCATTTGCGTGAGAGTTCCTTTTTTATTTCCTGTATATCCGTTATCCAATCTTCCAGTTCGTGATACGTTTTGCCCATCCATTCATCGGCGCTTCCGTACCCGCCTTCGCATAGAATGATGGCTATTTTTCGGTGATAGCGGGCAGCGCTTCCGGCTGGTCTCCCGTCTGATCTGCCATTTCCTGTGCCATATCTCCGTAGAAAAAATTGAACACCGTCATAGTCAGGTTTAGATATTTCTTTGCAGGCAAGTCCGTAACGTCATCGTATTTCACGCCCAGCGCTTTGGCAGCGACCAAAGCCTGATACTTTTTCGATAAAGTGATTTCCGGCATGGTTTCTCCCATCGTCCGGGCGATTTTCTCCAAGTTTTCCAAATCCTTGCCGGTCAGGTTTTCCAGACCAGCGTTCAGTTTCTCCATGCTAAATTCCATAATGTTGTCTCCTTTCTAATAAAAAAGCGCCTACCGATACATAGTGCATATCGGGTAGGCGCTCTCTTTTTTTCTTTATAAGCCTAAGGCTTCACGTACTTCGGACAGATAGTCAACACCATTAATCTTGCAGATGTAGTTGTATTTGTCCACTTCAACAATTTCTTCGCCATCGACGCTAATCTTAATGTAATCAACCTCGAAGGTGTTGCTGGTATCGCTGGTCGTGCCGACGTCCAGTTTCCCGGGTTCGGAATTCTTCGGCACGCAGCGGGTGACGATTTTCACCGGCTGGACAATGTAGTCCCCGGATTCACTGTCCTTTACCTGGTTCGCACCACGCAGGTCAAAATTAAAGCTCTTCGGAGCAATAAATTTGAGGTTGTTCTGGTACAGGGTGCGCCAGTTCAGCTGCAACTCCATAGAGCCGAAATGCCCCAATACAGGAGAGTCGATTTCACCGGCCAACCCGGCGCCTTTGATGGTTTCGGTCATGGCCTCGAAGTTCGGCAGCGTCAAGTCAGCAACGCCCAGCTGGTCATTGCCGTCGTTGTACACACGGAAGTTGATTAATTTCTCCGGTACATTCATTACTGGTTACCTCCTTCCTTAGCTAAACAGGGCGCTGAAGTACGCCGGGTCATATTCGATTACGTTGTCAATCTCACGGGCCGGAGTAGGCGGCGTGAAATAGGTGTGGAATTTGATGATGCCGTCCAGCAGGTTGGTAACCGGATTCTCATCCTCGTGGAATTCCACACGAGCGCCCAGCAGTGCGCCACGGGCAACAAGGCCATTCAGACGGATATTCTCGGAATCGATAACCGTCTGGATCAGACGCTTGTTAATCGGAGCGTCAACCTTTGCCCAGTAGGTCAGGATAAAGGTCTGCGCATGCCAGTTAAACATGCGACGAATGGCGATGAATGCATCTTTGGCATCGGTGTTGCCGGGATAGCAGCCGGTGCGGTTGCCCCAGGACTTCCAGCCGCCGATGAAGTTCAGCGCAGTTACGACGCCCTGGCCGTTGAGATAAGCAGCATCGTTCGGCCCCAGCACCACTTCGGTGCCGTCCGCCAGGCAGGTGCCGTTAATCTGCAGGGACTTGTTGGACGGGGAAACATACGGGATGTCATCGTTTGCGCTGTCGGTCTGCGCAATAGCGCCCAGGATATGGGTGGACAGGTAGTACAGGGAATCGCCCAGCTTGACCATAGGCCAGCAAACTACCTGGTCTTCGCCGGTGTAGCTGTTGGCGTTCTTCCATGCGGATACTTCGGAATACTTCTTGACGGTATCCGTCGGAACGTCGGTCAGCACAATGGCCTTGAAATGCTCATTGATGTTGCCGGCTTTCGCTTTCATGACCGCAGCCACTTCCGGCTTATGGGACCAGCCGGGAGCCAGCACCACGCCGGGCACCATGCCGAACAGCGGGAATACATCGTTCAGGCATTCCAGGCCTTTCTTTGCGCCGGTAGTCGCATTGATACCACCGATAATATCGGTAGCGGTAACAGCCGCAGCATTGACCTTATCGTAGTTCACGAACGCTTTCAGTTCGCCATCCAGTGCGCCGCCTTCCAGAACAGAGATAACAACCTGTTCTTTGTCGTTGTACGCTGCCACGTAGTCAGTGCCAGCTACCAGCGCATTGCCGGAAGCGGTTTTCTTGACTACCAGCGTGTCCAGCAGAACCGGGTCGTCCAGGATAATCTGGTCGTCAGCAATATCCTTTTCGGCCTGCGGTACAACAGTCTTATGTGTAGCCGGGTCCAGGACGTTCACCAGTACGATCGGAGCCCTGTTGTACAGAGCAAACTGCGAGTAAATTACTTCACACAGGGAGTATTTGTCCCAGTCTGCGGAATAGCCCATAGCCGCAACCGCTTCTGCATAGCTGTAGCAGAGCACGGGGCGGTTAGCCGGGGCCGGGTCAGTCGCCAGATGTACCGGAGCAGTACCGAACACAACAGGCAGGCCTGCCGCCGTATTGACAGGCGGAACGATACTGGTAGGCACCTCGGAACAATAGACGCCATGTTTATAAGCCATTTGCTTATACCTCCTTCTTCGCTTTGTTGTATAAGATGTTTAAATATGAGCCTTTTTCTTTGGTGGCCTTAATGGCCATATTCAGTTCAGAAATAGGCACAAAAAGCTGTTTGAACCACGGGTGCAGGTTGATGATTTCCTGTAAGTAGGCAGGAATCCCATCCTCAAATACCGTGGAGAAAGAGAGCCGGCCCTCTGACAGGGTCGGCCCTACGTAAATTACTTTGTCTTTAATGCTTTTTGTATTCCTCGTATTCTTCATACGGGTGGCTTTCTTGGAAGTCGCCATAATCAAATCCCTCCTCTTCGGGCTGTCCGACGGTATACTTGGCGGTGATGGTTGCCCTCCAGTTGGGCCATGCCTGGTTATTGTCGTCCATGATATCGGTCTGCATTGGCAGCTCCAGCCGGTGTTTCATGTTGACGAAGCGGTATTTCAGAAGGTCCTGCCTGACATGCTCCACCAAATTGAACAGGCTTCGCCAGCCGTCGGACAGATCTTCATCATAAACAGAGAAGCCTATCTCCACGATGGCAGAGCTTTTCTTGTTGCCGTCCTCATC